CACAAGCACTTAACCAAATAGGCGGAATAATAAAAACAAAAGGTGGAGCAACAGTAGAAGATGTAAGCAAGATATTTACATATATTCAACCTGCTAGCATGAGTACAGATGTTTCGAGAGTAATGAATGAACTAATTAATATAACAAGAGAATTAAAGAACTCATCTGAAATAGCAACAGGTGGTATTGATCCAGAAAAAGCAAGCGGCAAAGCTATACTTGCAGTACAACAAGCATCACAACAACCACTAACCATGCAAAGCATAGCACTTAATCAAGCAATAGAAAACATGGCTAGAATTTGGCTTGATATGTGGACAGTATACACACCTAATGGAATGAAACTAGAAGAAGAGGTGTTAGACGAAGAAACTGGAGAAACATATATTGAATTGGTTGATATACCTGCTACGGTTTTAGAAAATTTAAAAGGTACAGTAAAACTAGATGTAACTTCAAGAACACCTTATGATAAATATGCTCAAGAATTAAGTTTAGAAAACATGTATAAATTAGGTGCATTTAATCCACAAAAAATATCTGAAACAAGATTATATGCAGAATCCTTACCAGATGATGCAACAATGCCAAAACAAAAGATACTTGAAATATGTGATAAGGTGGACGAAGAACAACGAAAGATAGCAGAATCAGAAATGCAAGCAAAACTAATGCAAGAAAGAGCTAATCAATTTTTAAATAAAGATCCTGACGAACAAGCAGAGCAAATAGACGAAATAGAAAATGAACCAGAGCAATAAGACTATTATTAGTCTTTTTTGTTTGTCCAAGCATTAATGACGTAAAACTTTATGGAATATAAGGGAAGCAAACCCGAACAAATAGGAGGAAGTTATGAACAATAACGAAGAATTTGTAGAAGAAACTACTGAAAACGTTGAAGCTCAAACAACAGAAGAAAATGAGGAAGCCGAAGAGTCTGAAGTAAGCGAAGAAACTTTGGAAACTGAAGAAAACGAAGAACCAGTTGAAGAAGATGCTGAAGAAGTTAAAGAAGAGGCTGAAAAGCGATACACTGATGCAGAATTAGATGAAATTATCGCTAGAAAACTTTCAAGGCAAAAAAGAAAACTTGAAAGAGAGTATAAGAATAAATACTCAAGATTAGAAACAGTTGTAAATGCTGGTTTAGGAACTTCTAATATTGAAGAAGCAACTAACAAGCTAACTGAGTTCTATGAAGAAAATGGTGTAAATATACCAGATGCTCCAAGGTATAGTGAGGAAGATACAAGACTAATCGCTAATGCTGAAGCTGATGAGTTTATAAAAAACTGTACTTATAAGGAATTAGTGGATGAAGTAGATGAACTTGCCAATATACCAAAAGAGCAATTAACAGAAAGGGATAAGATAGTATTTTTAAAATTGGCAGATGAAAGAAAGAGAAGAGAAGAAGAAAGTGCTGTTTTAGAATTAGGAATTACTAAAGACAAACTTGAAGCAGAAGATTTTAAAAAGTTTTCAAGCAAACTTAACTCTGAATTGCCTATAAAAGAAAAATACGAATTATTCCTAAAGTTAAATCCAAGAAAAGAAACCAAAAAAATAGGAAGCATGAAGTCTGGTGCACAAAGTAAAGTCAAAGATTTTTATACTGCTGATGAAATAGCAAGATTAACTGAAGAAGAATTAGATAATCCAGAAGTATGGAAAGCAGTAAGAAATTCAATGACAAAAGGAGTGAATACAGACAACATCTTCTAAAAGAGGAAGGAATGATTAGATTATGGCAGTAGCAAACACTGTAGCACAATTTCAACAAACAATTTGGTCAAAATCAATTTTGCGTTCATTAAATAAAATTACTTCATTAAGAAATCACTGTGATTTCAAATATGAAAAAGATAGCAAAAATGCAAAGGAAGTTAAAATATTATCAATAACTCGTCCAACAATAAGAACTTATGTACCTGGAACAGCTCTAACAAGAGAAAGTGTAGCAGATAGTTATCAATTATTACAACTTAACCAATATAGATATTTCAACTTTGAAATTGAAGATATTGTTAAGGCACAATCTGTACCTGGATTAATGGAAGCTTCTACTGATGAAGCAGCAAAAGGATTGGCAGAAGAAGGAGATAAGTATGTAGCATCTATCGTTAAGGCAGATGTAGAAGCTGGTACTCCAACTGTATCTATGAGCTCAAGTGTAATTACTTTAACTACTTCTAACGCTATGTCTAGTGTTGAAGATGGATTTGCAACTCTATATGGAAATGATTGTAAAGTATCAGATACATTCTATTTAGAACTTGCTCCTAAAGTATTTACTACTTATAGACAACAATTAACTGAACTATCTACTAACAATCCAGAAATTCTTAAGAAAGGTGCTGTAGGTAAAATTAACAATGCTTTTGTATGTATTGAAAACTTATTGCCTACTGGTAAAACAGGCAGTGGATCAACTGACAATGTTTACTATAATATTTTAAGAACTGATAAAGCTATCGCATTTGCTGAACAAATTGATAAAGTAGAGCACTATAGACCAGAAGATGCATTTACTGATGCAGTTAAAGGTTTATATGTATTCGGTGCTAAAATTGTAAGACCAAAAGAAATTTATGTAATGAAAACAGCTATGTAATACAAGGAGGTTTTATACCTCCTTTTTTATCGTGTTAAGAGAATAATAGGTGCAACTCCTATAAACACGCAAAGAAGAAAGGATTGATTATATGAATAACGAACTATTTATAGTAAGACCAAGTCTAAAACAAATATACGGTAGAACCGTAACAAAAGAAATGGAATTTGATGAAACTACCGAAAGCGGCAAAGTGCATCAAACACTTAAAGATTTAGTACTTACAACAACATTAAAAAATGAAAGTGAATATAACGATATAAATACAAAGGAAGAAAGCAAGTTGATACAAGAATTGCCAGAAGGAACAATATTGTTATGGGATGAACAAATGGGATATATGATACCAAGCATACCAGTATATAAGTTAAAAGACCTAGAAGAAGAAATAAAACAGGTCAAAGAAATCTATAAAGATAACACAGACATTAATCCAAAAGAAAAATAGGAGGTGTAATATATGACACTAGAAGAAATGAAACAAAAAGTATATGCAATGATAGAAGAATATAATGACGAGGCTGATGATCTTACTGATGATGAGGACTTGGCAGCAAAAATGAATGGTGTTATTAACCAAATACAAAATGAACTATCTAGAATAAAAAAAATAACCGCTAACAAAAGCATGGAAGTAACAGAGGGCGAAGAAATAAACCTTACTGATATAGATAAAAACATATACCAATTATATGGTATTAGAGGTGTTGATTATGACACTATGCTTAATACTATAACATTTAACGAAGACGGTACTGCAAGATTTTATTATTGTAAATATCCTACACAAATTGATTCTGAAACAGAAGATGACTATGTATTCGAACTATCAAGAGATGTTCTTGAAATAATGCCTTATGGTGTCGCAGCAGATTTACTAAAAAGTGATGTGTCTAGTCAATATGGTAGTGTTTATGCAGCAAGATACCAACAATTACTTAATGAATTAGATGTTAGATATAACTTAGGTAGTTATACTTTAAGTGAAGGTATTGAAGTATGAGTACATTAGTAAAACCTATGACACATGAATATAGAGCATTTAGAGGCGTTGATTTTTCAAGCAGACCAGACGAGGTTTTGTTATATCGCTCTCCTGATGCACTTAATATGTGGAAAAATTATAAAAACAGTAATGGTGGAAGTGTAGAAACAAGACCAGATCTAGAAATTGTAAAAGAATATGAAGATACAATATATGGTATTTATTTTTACGAAATAAGTAAGACAAAACACAGAATAGTTCATAGTGGAACTAAATTATATGATGATGACAATGTAATTTATAGTAGTATGGCAGAACATAAATCTGTCTTTTTTGTTTTTAATAATGTTCTATATATAAAAGATAGTAGCAAATATCTTCAATATGATGGAACAACTATATCTGAAGTAAGTGGATATATACCAACTACAACAATAAGCAAAGCTCCAGAAGGTGGAGGAGTGATACACGAAGATGTAAATTTGTTAACTGATATAAGAAAAAACAGCTTTGTAGCAGATGGAACAGCAACTGATTATTATTTGGATACAAAGAACATTGATAGCAATTATATTCCTAAAGTATGGATTGATGATATAGAAAAAACATATAACACTGATTATGTTTTCAATGCCGAAGATGGAAAGATAACGTTTACAGTAGCACCTACAGAACCTTTAACGGATGGTCAAGATAATGTTGTTATACAATTTAGAAAGACAACTGAAAATAGAAAAAAGATAGAAAAATGTACAATGGCGACTATATTTGATACTAGAGTATTCTTTAGTGGTAATCCTGATAAACCTAATATGTTGTGGCATTGCAGCTTAAATGATCCGTCTTATTGTAGTGATTATGATTATTATACAGAAGGTGTTGATGATGCAAGCATCAAAAGTATAGTAGCTGGCAACAATGCTTTATGGGTATTAAAAGAACCTAACAATAATAACACAACTATTTTTTATCACAATCCTGTGAATGATGAAAACTATGGAAAAATATATGCTCCAACTCATTCGTCTATATCAACAGGATGTATTGGAGCAGGGATTAATTTTAATGACGATATATGTTTCTTTTCAGATAGAGGAATGGAAAGTATAACAGGAGATGTAACAACAGAGCAAGTAATAAGTCATAGAAGTTCTTTAATAGATAGCAAATTACTTAATGCAGACGGGTATAAAGATATGATGCTAGAGGAATGGGAAGGCTATTTGCTTGTAATAATAAAAAACAAAGTATTTTTAGCTGATTCCAGAGCTGTATCAACAGTAGGCAACGAACCTCAATATGAATGGTTCTATTGGGAATTTGAGAATGAAATAACAAGTACCAGAGTAAAAGACGGTGTTCTTTATTTGTGTAGTAGCAATAAAGTATATACGTTAACAAACAAAGATACCAAAATAAATTCATATTGGTGTACTTTAGCAGATGAATTTAATGCACCACAATATCAAAAAACCACTAATAAAAGAGGCTGCGTAGCAGATGTAGAAGGTTCGGTTATTAATGTCTATGCAAGAACAGACAATAATAAATTTGAAAAAATAAATACATATAAGAATGTAAAAGGATATATAGTACCAAGAATAAAAAAGAAAAAATGGAAATCAATACAAATTAAATTTGAATCTAATAAACCATTTAACCTATACTCATGTACATTAGAGTGCTATGTAGGTTCTTATGTTAAAAGATAGGAGGTAAAGTAATGGCAACAAATAACACTTATGCGGATATTAAAAACCAACAAAATGCTGATTTAAAAAATGTTAACCAACTGTATGACAACATGGTAAATAATAGTGATAAATTTTACAACCAACAAATAAATGCAGCAAGAGATTATCAAAAAACACAAACTGATATTCAAAACCAAATGACAGACCAAACAATAAAAGAAATAAACCAAAACAAAGAATATCAAAAGCAAGACTACTTAAAAGAACAAAAGGGAGCTTATGCAGATTGGCAAAAACAAAGCAATCAATACGGTGCAAATGCGGAAGCAAATGCAAAAATGATAGGTTCTGGATATGCCGAAAGTTCTCAAGTACAAATGTATACTGCTTATCAAAACAGAGTAGCAACAGCAAGACAAACGTTTCAAAGGGCGGTTACAGATTATGATAACAAAATAGCGGATGCTAGATTACAAAACAGTTCTAAATTAGCAGAAATTGCTTATAACACATTGCAAAAAACGTTGGAATTATCATTACAAGGTTTTCAGTATAAAAATCAATTATTGCAAACTAAACTAACTGCACAAAATGATGTAAAAGATAGATATTACACAAGATGGAATGATTTAAGGAATCACCTAATGCAAGAAAAACAATTTAAAGAGCAAGTAAGAGAATTTAACAAATCTTTTAATAGAGGTAGTGGAGGAGGCAGTAGCAGAAGCTACAATTATAGTTCTAGAAGTACTGGAAGTTCTAAAAAGTCAGGCAAATCTTCTGGAACATCAAAACTAAAAAAAGCAAAAAGTGGTACTAAAACAAGTACAAAAACTAAAAAGGCAACGAGTACAACAAGTGCTATGAATAGGAGATTAATAGATTTAAAAGCACAATCTCCATCTTTATATCAATCATTTAAAGAATATAAAAAGACTTTAGGTAAGTAGGTGATAAGATGGCAAGTAAAAAGAAGAAAAAAGAGATACCATCAGTTTTTGAGGTATTAGATAGAAGACGAAACGAACAAATAGCACAAATGTCTAATGGTAATGCTTCAACAAATGAATATCTTAACAAAAAACTTGCGCCTAGTTCAAAAGAACAAATAGCATCAGGTACAATGAAAGCTGGTAATGCGAGAAATGCTTCTTATGGAAATAATAATGCAGGATATGTTGCAAGACAAATAATAGCACCAATGCCGAACGCATCAAGTAATAAACCAGCTACCACTTCTAATGAACTATTAAACAAAATAACAATGCAAAACCAAGAAAATTTGAAAAAACAACAAGAACAAAATAAAAAAATAGATTGGATAGATTCTTTAAAAGATGGTTATGATTTTGGAGATGTAACAAAAACTGTGTTGGGAGCTGTTGGTTTCGGCGAACATTCGAGAAAAGAAAAACCGATTGAAGTAAATACAGAAAACATTGAAGCTGAATATAACGGATATACAAAAGAGCAATTACAAAATGAACAAAAAAAGATACAAGAAAAACTACTTACATATTCAAAAAATGGTGCAAAGCCAGTTAAAGACAAAGATGGTCATTATACATTGAGTGGTATATGGAACACTATGACTGGCAAGAACGCAAAGGAATTAAAAAATGACAAAGAATATATAGAATTACAACAAAGAGATAATGTGCTAATTCAAATGATTCAAGAAGATAATTTGCGAAATAAAAAATATGATAAAGGTCTTGCGGGATTTGCAGAAAAATCTAATGACGTTTTAGTTGGTGGCATGGCAAAAGGCGCAAGAGGAATGGAAGGCACCGTTAAAAAGATAATAGGGAAAGAAAATACTATCTCAGAAAAAACCTATATGGAAAAATATAGTGAAAAAGCCATGTCTGAAGCAAACGGAAAAGTAGAAAAAGCATTATTGGAAATGCAAGGTAGTATTGGTCAAATGGCTCCACAAATGGTTGCTCCAGGTGGAAAAGCAGCAACGGCGTTAGGATTTGCCAATTATGGCGGTAGTGCTTATAACGAAGCTAAAGAACAGGGGTATACAGAAGAACAAGCTACTAAATATGGCATTGTCAACGGTACATTGGAAATGGCGCTTAACAAAGTTTTACCATCATTTAAAGTTGGTGGAAAAAATGTATACGGGAAAACAGTAACAGATAACTTAACTAAAAAAATAATGACAAAAACTTTAGGAAATGAAGCATTTAAAAGATTAATAACAGATGCAACAGGGGAATTTACCGAAGAATATTTGCAAGAATTTTTAGACCCGATCGTTAGAGAATCTTTGTTAGAAGAAAACAATGGTGTAGGAATAATAAAAGGTAAAAATGCTTCAGAAATAGCAAGTAACATCGCAAATTACACTGCTAAAAATTTCTTTAGCAAAGAAAACCTGCGTGCTGGAATACTAGGTGCATTAAACTCAGGATTAATGGGAACCCCTAGTGCACTTCAAGCAAATGCTTATACAAAGACAACAGGAAGAAGTTCGGAAACTGGATTAACTCAAAATGAACAAGCAGTAGTAGATAATATAGTAGAAAATAGAGTAGAAGAACTTAAAAAAAGCAAAGATAAAGTGACCAAGAAAGATATATCTAAAATAGAGCAAGAAGTAAGACAAGACCTTGAAAGAGGATATATCGAAACAAACGATATAGAAAGAGCTTTATCTAATGAAGAGTGGACTAAGCACGATAATGTAGTAAAACAAAAGGAACAATTAGAAAATCAAATAAAAGAATTAGAAAGCAAAACTCCACAAGACTATAAAACGATGGGAGAATTAAACTCTTCTAACGAAGAATTAAGCAGGCTTAAGGAACAGTTAAGCAGTATAGATACAGATACTACTAGAAGCGAATTAAATTCTGCTATGAACGGAAAAATAACTGATAAAGACACATTGTTACAAAGAGCTTATGGGGAAGAAATAGAAAAACAGAATGCATATCAATTTGATAAAAACGAAAAAATAACAGGACAAATTAAAAAAATCAATGAAGATATTAAAAAGTTAGGATTAAACAATAACATCAAAACAAGAGATGCAATAGATATACTTAAAAAAGTATCTAATGAAACAGGCAGACAATATAGATTAGTTAATAACAATTCAACAGAAGTACAAACAGAATATAAAAAGATAGCAGAAAAAATAGCAAAAATGGATAATATAAGCATGGAAGAAGCATTAAAGCAAACAGAGAACTTGCTTATAGATGGTTTTGTAAGTGATGGTCAAGTATTTATAAATGTTGAAAGTAACAACTTAATGAGAGCTATTACTGGTCATGAAACAACACACTTGTTTGAAGGGACAGAAGATTACAAAAAATTACAAAAAATAGCATTTAAGTATGCTGAAACTAAAGGCGAATATAACTCTAGAAGAAAATCGTTAGAAAAACGATATAGAGGTATAGAAAATGCCAAAATAGATAATGAATTAACTTCTGATCTAGTGGGTGATTACCTATTCTCTGATATAGAATTTGTAAGAAATTTATCAACAGAACAACCTAACATATTTAATAAAATGTATAATTATGTAAAACATTTATATAATATGGCAACAGCGGGAAGTAAAGAAGCAAGGCAACTAGAACAACTTAAATATAACTTTGAAAAAGTATATAGAGAAAACAACCAAAGTAAAGCTAGTAATAATACAAAATTAATGGCTTCAAGGATAGAACAATCTATTGAAAATAATTCAAAAATAGAGTATAATAAAGATGGTAATTTAAACAAATACAAATCAAGTACATTATTTAATCAAATGATGCTTAAAAGCAAACCTGGTATAGCTGAAAATGTTGTCGTTAATGATTTGAAAAACACCTATGTTGTTGCTAAAAATGAAGAAAATGATTATGATATAAAATTGAGAGTAGATAATTTAGAATATAACAAACATAAGAAATACTATAAGGAGGTATTAGATTATGTCAAGGGAAGAAAAGAAACTTTTAATAATGTTATCTCAAACAAAAATGAGTTTAGACCAGATAACAACAACAATGATAATGGTGAAATCAAAGAAACATGGGTTGAATTTGCTGATAGAATACTTGAACAATACGAACGAGATGGAAGCACAAACAATTATGAAAAAGGCAATAGAAATAATGGAGAGCTAGAAAGCTCTTTTTCTAATACAACAAAATATTCAATATCAAATAAAGATAGTGATGTAGAAAATTATATAAAAGAAAAAGGTTTTGAAATAAAAGACAATGGTAATTTAATAGTCAATAATTTAACAAACAAACAAATTAATGATTTAGTTAAAATATACAAAACAACAGGTTATGATGATGTAAGTAGTGATTTTTTAAGAAGCAGATTGCAAGATGGCAATATGGCAGTAATGAGAGAAGTTGCTGATAGATTTATAGAAAAAGAATTAGGTTATAAACCCAAATATGATACAACAAAAATATTTGAAGATGCAGAAGGTAATAAATTGACAAAAGAACAAGTAGAGTTTTTCAAAGATAGTGGTGTTAGGGATATAAGAGGCAGATTAATACCTGTATACCATAGAACAAATTCTGATTTTACTGTATTTGATAAATCTGCAGGCAAACAACATGGTAATATATATGGAAAAGGTTTTTATTTTTCTATAACACCAGAAAACTATGGAAACAATACCATGAAAGTTTATTTGAATGCTAAAGATGGGGATTTTAAATACATACCTTCAAAGGGATATTATGTGGTACAAGAAAGCAACCAAATCAAAAATGTAGACAATGCTAGTCCATCATCTAATCCAGATATAAGATACTCTATTTCTGATAAAGGAGAATTACAAGATAATAAAGGTAATAGTGTAAAAATAGAAGCAAGTGATGTTGGTAATACTGGTACATTAATGGCAATTCATAATTTAAATGAAGGCAAGTTAAAAGCAATTATTGAATTAGGTGGATTCCCTGTACCAAGTATAGCAGTAACCAATCCTGGTGCAGTAAACCATAATCAATATGGAGATATCTCTGTATTATTTGATAAAAGCACTATTGATCCTGCTATAAGTGCCAATGAAGTATATGATAGAGATGTATGGAGCCCCACATTCCCTCAAGTTGACTACAATCTAGACTCAGAACAGTTAAAAACGGTTTCTGATAGATTAGGAATAAGAAGCTATGATTTAGAAGATTATGCTGATAACAACAAAACACCAGAATATCTAAGTGATAGATTAACAAGAGTTGATGAAGTAGTTAACAAGTATGTAGAAGATAACAATATACAATATGAAACTACATATAAGAATCCTGAATTAAGGGTAGAATTCAATGAATTATCTAATGATATTCAACAATTTGTCATAGACAATGATTTAGATGTATTTAAGTTAGTTAACGATAATAATTTAAAAAATGAATACTTTAAATTAATAAAAGAATACTATGATAATTCTAAATTACCTGAACAAGCAAAACAAAGATTGTATGAGGAAAAGATAGAGCAACTAAACAATTTCATAGACGCACAAAAAGGTGCAGGTGATAATTTTGTTGTTAGAGGATTCACAAGATATCAAAATGACTTTGATGCAATAAAAAACGGATTATCACCAGTTGTAGATGAATGGCAAACTCAGAAAAATAAAAGGGAAGCTGCAATTAATAATGGTCTAAAAGAGTATTTAATTGAAGAAGTACAACCTTTATTTAGTGAAAAAGGAATATATAATGGCAAAGAATACTTAACACCTTCAGGGAACAGAAGAAGTTTTTGGCAACTGCATGATGAATATAACTTAGAAAACATAGTAGATGCTATGACTAAAGGTGATACTAAAGGTACTCAAAATTGGATAGCAGGATTCGGACAAATACAAGCTCAGATGGCAACTCAATTCAATTCTATTGATGAAATAAGGGCTGCTCAAGGTCAATTAATGCCTGATGCTAATAATACGAGATTAGTAGAACTAAGAAGTAAATTAGAAGCCGATTTAGATAGTTTAGCTTATAAACATGATGGATGGAATGGGATGGAGATTGCTAGTGAATTAGTAGCTGATTTTGCTAGCAAAAAAACTCATGATATAGAAACATTTAGAAAACTATTAAGAACCAATTATCAAACTTTTAGAGGTATTACGGACAGTGAAATAACTCAATTAATTGAAGACTTAGAACAATTAAGAGATTTACCTACAGACTATTTTGAAGCTAAACCTCAGAGGGCAGTAGGTTTAGATGAAATTCAACAGCTAGTAATACCTAATACAACAGATGCTGAATTCAAACAACAACTTCAGGATTTAGGTATTAAATATACTGAATATGATCCTTCAATAGAAGGCGATAGACAAAGAGTAATAAATCAATATGATAATCTAAAATTTATGTTATCTAGCAAAAACGATATAGCACCAATTACCGATAATAGAAATATTCGTGCTAGGGATATGCTTTTACCAAGACAACAAGAAATACAAAAAGCAATAGCACCAATACAAGAAGAAAATAAAGTATTAAAACAAGAAGTAGAAACACTTAAAAAAGAAGTAAAAGATATAAGAGAAAACAATGCTATTACACAAGAAGAATTTGAACAAGAAAATAGAAGAATAGCACCACTTCTTAAAGAACAAGAAGCGCCTCCTGAAATAGAACAAGTGTATGATAATTTAAAAGATACAACTAGAATGCCTAAAAAAGAATTAAAGATGTTATCTAAAAACATAAAAGATACATTAGGATTAACAAACAAACAAAAGCTTGATTTAGAAGGAATAATACAAGATTATAGTACTTCTGAAACAGCAACAAGAGAAGATTTATATAATGATATAAAAAATAGATATGGTAAACAAGCAATTATAACTGAATATGAAGATATAAGAAACGTACAAACTAAAGTAAAATCTATGAAACTTGATGTATCTGATAATATAAAACATAGTATTGCAGATTATAACAAGTTAAAACAAAAGAATTTTGGTAAAATAAGTTTTAGTAGAAATGGACAACCAGTAGACGTTGTATATCAAGAATTAAATGCAGAATATCCTAATTATTTCCCTGATAATATATATAATGAAACAGACCAATTTCAAAAAATAGTAGATGTTGCTAATTTAGAAAACAAATCTGTAGAAGAATTTAATTTGGATGATAATTATATAAGAGAAACAAGCGATTATATATATGAAAGTATACTTGATAGTAAACAAGATGCTTTACAAAAAGAAGTAGAAAAAACTGCAAAAAAATCAATGCAGGGTGAATTACTTGCACCTATGCCTGAAGAAATAACAAATACTGAAGGTGTAAGCTTAGATAGTATTGATGATGAAATAAGATTGATGGAACATAAGGCACAGAAAAAGGCTAAATCAAATAAGAAAAAAACCACTAGAACACCACTTGATTTTGGAACTTTAGATGAAATAGAAAACAGAGTAAAATCAAAACAAAATGGTGAGCTAATAGAAGCACTTAATCAAATGGACTCAGAAACAGAAAATAAATCTATAGAAGCACAAAAGAAAATAAAATCCAAAAATGAAAGCAAATTAAAAAAAGCAAAAACATACGCACAATATCTAGCAACTAATAGAAATGTAGAAATAGATAATTATGCAAAAGAAACAGGTAATCACAATATACAAGTACTAGCAGATCATATAAACAATGTACAAGGCGAGATAACAACTAATATTAATAGTGCTCAAACAGATAATAACGGTAATACCATAGGAAAAGGTATAGCACAAATATTTAGTCAGGCTGATAAGGCTGGGTTATCTGAAGGATTTAATGACTATTTATTTCATTTATCAAATGTAGAAAGGCATAAGTGGGGAAAAGGTAGCCAAATACCTATGAATGATTCACTCGCTTTAATAGATGAATACGAAAAAACTTATCCAGAAATGAAATCATGGGCAAAAGAGGTTAATCAATATAATAAAAACTTATTATATAAACAGGCTGATGCTGGTTTAATAACAAAAGAATTAGCCGATGGATTAAGCAAAAGATATGAATTTTATGTGCCTTTTATGGAAAATCTTGATGGCGAGTATACACCTGATAGTACTAACCAAATAAAAACAAGAAGCACGGTAAAAAGTGCTAGAGGTGGAGCAAACAGGAATTTATTGGATTTTGAAGAAGCAATGATAAAGCAAACACAATCTGCTATATCTCAAATAAGAAAAAATCAATTATATCAAGAAATAGTAAAAACAAAAGAAAACAGTACAACAGATTTTGACACTAATACTAATCCAGATATACAAGATAATGGTTTATTTAATGATAATGGCAAGTATTATTTAACAGCTTATGTAGATGGTAAAGCAACACAAGTTGAAATAGATAAATCTTTGTATCATGGTTTATCACAAAATGGTAACAGAATAATAAGACAAGTCGAACAAAAATTGGCACCTATAACAAAACCTTTGCAGGCAATAGGTAACATCAGAAGAAACATACTAACAACTTGGTCGCCAACATTCTTAATCACTAACCCTTTAAAGGATTTGCAAGATGCTCCACTTAATTCAAAATATGCTAAAGATTTCAGCAAAAACGTGCCTAAAGCATTTAAAGAAATGTTTACTGGAAAAGGGGAACACCTTGAATCGTTTTTAAATATGTATGGGCAAGCAAACTTAAGAGGGGATTATAACCTTGATAGTGGTTTGTCTGATATTACAAAATTAGTTGATAAAAAAACGAACTCTGAAGCAAGTAACAAAGGTATCGGAGTAAGCAAAAAGTTGTTAAAGAAAATCCCACAAATAAACGAAATGATAGAAATGGCTCCTAGATATGCAGAATATTTAGCAAGTTTAGAAAATGGTTGTTCACAAATGGAAGCATTGTATAATGCCAGAGAAGTAACTACAAACTTTGGTAGAGGTGGAATTATTACTAAAGCATTAAATAGGAATGGTTTTACTTTCCTAAATGCAAGCGTACAAGGAATGTCTAAACTTGTAAGAAATTTCTCAGGAGAAAATGGCGGAAGAGCAGTTGTAGGATGTATAGCGAAAGCAACCACGTTAGGAATTGCTCCTGCTTTGCTAAATGCTTTATTATTTGGCGATGATGACGATTATGAAGTTATACCTGATTATATAAAAGACAATTACTATTTGATTAAAACTTCTGATAATGATTTTATAAGAATACCAAAAGGAAGAATGATGAGTATATTTGGCAGTGCAGCTAGAAGAGCATTAGAAGGAGTTCAAGGAAGAGAAAAACCATTTGAAGGTTATTTATCAAATGCATACAATCAAGTAGGGGTACAAAATCCATCAGAAAGTAATATATTTGCACCGCTAATTCAAGCTAAAAATAACAAAACGTGGTATGGTACAGACTTAGTTCCAAAGAGATTGCAAACAAATAAGAAAGATGGGACAAAAATTCCTGCTAAGGATCAATATGACGCTAGCACAGATAAAATGAGTATATGGCTAGGTAAAAAATTAAATATTAGTCCGTATAAGATTAATTATGTAATAGATCAATACTCAGGTGGTATTGGTGATATGGTATTACCAACAATGACAGAAGAAGCTCAAAGTAAATCTGATAGTGTCATTGGGAAAATGATAGCACCTCTTAAAGATAAGTTTTCAGCTGATTCAACAACAGATAATAAATATGTAACTAATTTTTATTCTAAATTAGAGGAATTGGGCGAAAAGAAAAATGCAACTGGTTCAAAGAAAGATGAAATGAGTTATAACTACATGCAAAACATAAGTTATGAAATGGGCGCTTTATATAAGGAAATGAGAGAAGTGCAAGCAAATAAAAAACTTGCAGACAGCAAGAAGTATGCTAAAGTACAAAACATAAAAGCAGAAATAAATAAACTTGCAGAAGAAGGCATGAAAGGATATAAAGACGTTGAAGCATATAACAACTATGCTAGAGTAGGAAATAGAGAATTATATAAATATCAAAGCAAAAATGGAGAAACAGGATGGTCTGATTCAAACGGAAAATATGCTGACGATATTAATAATTTAGGATTATCTATAAAAGAAAAAGATGAATACTATACTACTAAAATGAAATTATCTGATGTAGCTAACAGATTTAAAGAAAATGAAGGTTCTGAAAAGTATAGAGCAGTCCTTA